TAGCGGTAACATGCCCCCCAAAAAACGGTAACATCGCCGGCAAAACTTCACCCCGTCCTGTGGGCGAGAAGGCGAAGGACGACGGGGTCTTCGGGAAGAGTCGAGCGTACTATCTCCAAGTCGGGGGAGGACAGATCCCCACCATCCGGCAACTGATGGATGACATCCCCAGCGAGTGGACAGCGGATAAAGCGAAGATGGCTATCCATCTCCTGGAGGAGAAGGGCGATTCGAGAGGCTTCAACATGCCACCGGACTGAGTACAAAGAGGACAATAGAACGGAAGTTATTTATATACTGTTGTCCTTAAAGTATATAGATGACACGAATTCCTGTAGAGGAGGAGGAGAAGATCCTCTCTCTCCTCATGCAGGGGAAGACCACGCGGGAAGTGGGGCAGATCGTGGGGAGATCGTCCTCCACCGTCTCAGCCGTGGCGAGAAGGAATAACTTCGACATCGTCGAGGCCGCGCGTAGTCGCTTAAAAAGGGCCACGCTGGTGGCCAAATACGCGCAAGCTGAGGCCCGGGCCTCAGTAGCGGCAAAGATGCTGGACCGTGGTGAGAAGATCCTCGAAGACACCTGGACGGCGAGGGACTATCGGGACGTCTCGGTCGGGCTGGCTGTCGGGCTGGATAAGCTGAGGCTGGAGCTTCCCCACGACGAGAACAAGGGCGGGGAGATCCTCCAGTTGGTGGAGATGCTCCGGGGCTCCGACGTCGAAGTCGTCGCCGAAGCCGAAGAGGAGGAGGCCGACTCTTGACACTGCTTCCTCTCACTCCGAAGCAGCGGGACTTTATCATCGGCTCACAGTCCCGGGTGAATCTTCTGCATGGATCAGTCCGGAGCGGGAAGTCCATAGTCGCCGACATACGCTTCCTGGAGGCTCTCATCCGATCGAAGTCGGCCCGTCCCCCCCTGATCGTGGGGAGGACGCAGACGGCGCTGGAGAGGAACGTCCTCGACGACCTTCGTCGGCTCGTAGGAACCGAGAACTTCGACTACAAGCGAAGCCTTAAGCTCGCCTACATATACGGAAGGCCGGTCCTTATCGAGGGGGCGAACGACGAGTCGGCTTATACGAAGATCGCAGGCTCGACCCTGCCTTTTGCCTACGTCGACGAGGGGACACTCATCCCGGAGTCCTTTTGGAACATGCTCATCTCTCGACTCTCCGAGCCGGGGGCTCAGCTATTCGGGACGATGAACCCCGGGGGGCCGGGTCACTACCTCAAGAAGAAATGGATCGACCGGGAGGCGGAGCTCGACCTCCGGAGCTGGCATTTTGCGCTGGAGGACAACACTCACCTGGACCCCGCCTATGTCGCCGAACTGAAGCGCCAGTATACGGGCCTCTTCTACCAGCGCTATATTCTGGGCCAATGGGTCCAGGCTGAAGGTGCGATCTACCAGAACTTCCGCCGAGACCTCCACACCGTCGACCGCCTACCCGAGGGGAGACCCTCTCAGATGGTTGTGGGGGTGGACTGGGGCGCGACTCATCCGACCGCCTACCTTCGGGCTCTCAGGTACGGGACGACATGGTACATCGACAAGGAATATCGCCGCTCCGACCTCACCAACGGGGAGCTAGCGCGGGACCTCCAGGCCTTCTTAGGCGACCTCTACCCTTCGGCGATCCTCGTCGACCCTTCCGCCAAATCGTTCAGGTTGGAGCTTCTCCGGGCCGGGGTCCAGATGGTGATGCAGGCCGATAATGACGTCTTAAACGGGCTCTCCCGGGTCTCTAACGCCTTCGAGACGGGCCACCTCAAGCTTGTAGAGCCCAACTGCCCCCTCACCCTGGAGGAGCTCGAAGGCTACCGATGGGATGACGCCGCCACCGAGCGGGGGCTCGACAAGCCGGTCAAAGAGAAGGACGACCTTATGGACGCCCTCCGGTACATCGGCAACAAAATATTCTATCGGAGTATTAATTATGGCAATCACTGACTTAGATTCAATCTTCCGGGCCGGCGAGCCGTGGCCCCCCGTATCCGAGGCGGCTCGCCTCCAGGCCTACGAACGGTACTCTCGGCTCTACGAGGGCGATCACGACGCCGTATTCAAGGACCTGAACCCGAAGGACGCCCCCCACATCGACATGGACCTGAACTGGCCGAAGCGGGTTTGCACCCTCGTCGCTGATCTGTTGTGGGGAGAGACCCCACGATTCGAGGCTTCAAAGGGGCAGGAAGCCCTAGATCGCATATTGGAGGCCAACAGGTTCCACCTCGTCTCCTACGACTGCACCGTCGACTTGGTCAAGTACGGAACGGGGCTCTTCAAGATCCGATTTGACCAGCACGGGATCATCGAGGTGATCGATCCCCGGCTCTGGTTCCCGGTATGCAATCCGGACAACGCCGCCGAGGTCACGGCTCACATCTTAGCCTGGACCGTCTACAAGCCCAACGAGGACGGCAAAGACGAGCCTTATCTGAGGCTGGAGATCCATCACCCGGGCCGGATCGAGAACCGCCTCTACAAGCTGAAAGAGGGGAAGATCGAGAAGGCCGTCGACCTCGCCACCATCGCCAGATACAGGGACCTCCCCGACGAGATCGAGACCGGGATCGAGGACTTCCTCATCGTCCCCATCCACAACCTGAAGGCCTCCAACGCCGTGGCCGGGCGATCCGACTTCGCCGACCTGGAGGACGTCGTCCACGAGATCGAGAAGAGGGCGGGCCAAATCTCCAGAGTATTGGACCAGCACGCCGACCCGAAGATGATCGCCCCCTCCAACCTCGTCACGATCGACCCCACCACCGGGCAGGCCTTCTTCACCGCCTCCGGGTCCCGGGTCTATATTGTAAACGAGGGTGAGACTGCTCCGTCTTATCTCACCTGGAACGCCGAGCTAGAGTTTGCCTTCCGCCAGATCGAGATTATGAAGGACCATCTCATGGCTGTGGGTGAGATCTCACCGGCGATCCTGGGAGACACACGGAACGGGCTCGCAGAGTCCGGAAGCGCCTTGAAGAGGCTGGCTTTGCCGACGTTGAGCAAGGTCAATCGCCTGCGCCAGAGGATCGACCCCCAACTAAAGGACGTGCTCAGGATCTGCGCCGAGCTCGAAGTCGCCTCCAGGATGAGCGGGGCGATGCTGCTCACGAACTTAACGATCGCCTGGAGGGACGGACTCCCCGCCGATCCGATGGAAAGCGCCCAGGTCGAGAACCTCCGCACCGTTGCGAGACTCACCTCCAGGAGGGCGGCTCTGTCCAGGCTGGACGAAGGGGCCACCGAGAAGGACATCGACGCCGAGCTCCAAGCGATCGAGAAGGACCTCGAAGCCGATCGAATCGCTGTTATCGATAATGAGCCCCTGAAACTCGAAATGGGGGAGCCATAGCTCCCCTTCTCATCTCCCTTGTGGACAAAAGGGAAATTATAAATATCAGTTTGACCTTATAGTACACTACGGCTACGTGAGACCGGGATAATCTTGCGGAGATGTGTAAACGTGGCAAACGAAGATCAAGATTCAGAGCTGATATTCTCAAAAGAAGACGTTTCTCGAATCGTTAGCGAGAGACTCAAACGAGATCGTGAGAAGCGCGGGGACGCCCCCCTAATGGCGGAAATAGCCACTCTCAAAGCTGAAATTGAGGCCCTCAAAGGTGAGAATCAAGATCTCCGGGCCTCTCATAAGCGCACCGAGACAACGGCTTTGAGAGCGAGGATCGCCAAAGAGACCCACCTCCCGGAAGGGCTCGCCTCCCGCCTCCAGGGCGAGGACGAGGAGGCGATACGGGCGGATGCGACGAAGCTCCTGGAGGAACTCGGGCCAGCCCAAAACGTTGGCCGGGGATCGAACCCTCCGGATACCTCCCCAAAGACCTGGACCCGGGCGGAGATCGAGGCGATGACCCCTAACCAGCTCGTCGAACATATGCCACAGATCGAAAAACAATTAGCAGAAGGTACATTGAGATGAGTCTACAAAATTTTATACCCACGATCTGGAGCGCAAAACTGATCGAGGAGCTCCAGAAGGCCCTTGTTTACGGTGGATGCTGTAACAAGGACTACGAGGGCGATATCAAGCAGGCAGGGGACCGTGTACGGATCGGCGGGCTTTCCACCGTCACGATCAGGAATTACAGCAGGAACGTTGACATCGAGGACCCCGAGGACGTCATCGCCGCCACCGCCGAGCTTGTTGTCGACCAGGAGAAATACTACAACTTCGCAGTCGACGACGTCGACGCGGCCCAGGCTAAACCCACGGTGATGAGTGCGGCAATGAAGAACGCTGCCTACGAACTGGCCGACACCATAGACCAGTACGTGAGGGATATCCTGATCGCCGGAGTCTCCGAAGACAACTTGCTCGGCTCCGACGACTCCGACATCGTGCCAAATTCGACAGCGGGAACCTGCGTCTACGACTACATCCTCGAAATAGGAGAGAAGCTCTCCGACTCCAAGGTTCCCAGGCAGGGCCGGTGGATAGTCATCCCGCCGTGGTGGACGACCATGCTACTGTCGGATGCGAGATTTACCGCAGCTCCGGCCACCTCCGCCGACGCCCTCAAGAACGGCTTCATCGGCAGAATCGGGGGGTTCGACGTGCTCGAATCCCACAACGTCAAAAACACGAACGGCGACCACTACAAGGTAATCTGCGGAACCAACGCCGGGGCAACTCTCGCGGTGCAGATCCTGAAGACGGAAGGCTACCGGCCCCCCAAGAGGTTTGCGGATGCGATCAAGGGCTTGAGCGTCTACGGTGCGAAGGTTGTACGGCCTGCGTGTCTCGGGTTGATCACCACCGCGAAGAGCTAGGAGGCTGGCGAGCTGGAAGAGGAAGGCGAGGAGTCCACAAACTGAAATGATGAC